ATGAATGACATAGAAAGACTCATCAGCAATAACGCAGCCTGGTCCAAAACCATGATTGATGAAGATCCTGGTTTCTTTGAGCGGCTTTCCCAATCTCAAAAACCCCGCTTTCTGTGGATTGGCTGTTCTGACAGCCGTGTTCCCGCCGAGCGCCTGACAGGGCTTGAGCCAGGCGAACTGTTCGTTCACCGTAACGTTGCTAACCTGGTCATCCACACCGACCTTAACTGCCTGTCCGTTGTGCAATATGCTATCGACGTGCTGGAAGTCGAACACGTGATTATCTGCGGTCACTACGGCTGTGGCGGTGTGCAGTCGGCGGTTGAAAACCCTGAACTGGGTTTGATTAATAACTGGTTGTTGCATATCCGGGACATCTGGTACAAACACAGTTCCCTGCTGGGCGAACTGTCGCCAGAGAAGCGCCTCGATAAGTTATGTGAACTGAACGTGGTTGAGCAAGTTTACAACCTCGGCCACTCCACCGTGATGCAATCGGCCTGGAAACGCGGCCAGAAAGTCACGCTGCACGGCTGGGTTTACGGCATTCTGGACGGACGTCTGCGCAACCTAGAAGTTGACGCCACCAGCCGCGAAACACTGGAACAGCGCTACCGTCAGGGCGTCTCCGCCTTGCTGAACGGCGACCCGCAATAACAAGCCGCCCTACTCTACAGAAATTCAAAAAACAAAAGGCACAAAAATGTGCCTTTTTTACCATTTATTTTTCCTGCACTTACAACGCGATCACTATAAATCAATGAGTTATATGCGGTGTAAGCAGCTACAAGCCCTACAAAGATGCTTAGGTGTGGACACTATGTGGACACTCCAGCCCCGCTTTTCCCCTCAGTGGATTGAAGGAAATCGCGTCCTGCAGGAAGTCCGGAGCGAAGTGAGCATAGACCATTGTTTGGTTAATATTCGCGTGTCCGAGAATTCTTTGCAGGGTGATTATGTTCCCGCCGTTCATCATGAAATGTGTCGCAAACGTATGTCGCAGCACATGCAATGATTGCCCTTTCGGTAAGTCTGGCTTCACCGATTTCAATAGCAGCCGGAAGGTCAAATAATCGGCATCAGGAAAAAGTAATCCAGACTTCTGATTTTTGACTGCCTTAAATACCTCATCTGAGATCGGGACTGTTCTGGGTTTGCCGTTTTTGGTATTGAGAAAAGTCACTCGGTTATTAATGACATTCTCCACCTTCAAACTGCTTATTTCTCCCCAGCGACCTCCCGTGCTCAAGCTCAGGATCGCAATCCTCTTATTGTCCCCTTCCAAAACTGACAGCAACTTTTCAATTTCATCAGCAGACATAAAAGTCATGGATGATAGCTGCCCTTTTAGCAACGTTACTCCATGCAACGGATTTTCAGCGTGGAACAAACCCGCTTCATTCAGGTAGGTAAACAGGCCACTCAGCAACATCAAATTGCGGTTTACCGTCGTTGCCTTAACGCCCTTCGCCAATCTTAAAGACTTAAATTTTGTAATAGCCAGGCTATCAATTTGGAAAGAACACGGGTCATCCATCAGGTTACAGATGAATTCCAGTTTGGCTTTGTCGAGCTTGCCGTGTTTCACGTTCTGCCCGTGATAGAGCCACCATAGTTCTATCAACTCGGATAACGGCCGTTTGTCTGCCGGTTTAGATAGCCATTCTTTGTCGTGATAATTCACCGCTACATATTTTTCGTATGCGGCTGCTTCATGTTTCTTGTCGAACCTACGCCGGAAGCGCTTTCCGTTGCGCCCCTGCGGTCTGATGTCCACTTCATAACGACCATCATCGAGCTTCTTAATCGACATATTGAAGCCCTCCGGAATCGTGGGTACTGCATAGACTCTGTGATTCTATAAAACGTAAAAAGTCGAAATGTAGCGTTAACCAGTCTTTTTGTCGGAGTGGGACGACGTTGTTTCGTCCTGCCCAAAGTGTGCGAGAACCGGCGCGATCTGTCCGGCTTCAGGGGAAATTTGATCAGTCATGAACCACATTGTGTATTTTGTGAACTTTGGATGAGCCAAAATTTTCATGGCGACATCTGTCGGCGGTGTCGATCTACCAGTTTCATAGTAGGTTAGTGAACCATAAGGAATATCAAGTAAATCAGATAGTTCCCTTCTATTAAGTCTCTCGGACTCTCTCATAACAATAAGCTTATCTGCGAGTGAACTTGACACTTCGTTTAGATCTCCATAATATTTGTTTAGATCTTAATAAAGACCACCTAGATTGATACAAACAATTGCAAGCAGTACGTAGCAATTGATTAGATCCAAACAGGAGATTAGCAGATGAGTAAACAAATCGTAAGTGTGTCGGACGTCCTGCCGTACTCAGAGTTTGCGAAGGCAATTGGAAAAACTCCCGCAGCAGTTAAAGGGATGATTGAAGCTGGCAAGCTCCCAATTGTCGAAATGCGTAGCCCCAATTGTCCCCCAAGAAAGGCCGAGACCGCTTACCCGTGATGAATACGATCAGGGGCAAGCTGTTTTAATCAAAGTAAAAAACCTCTCTAAAGACCTGCAAGAAATTTTCACTGGCCGCCATAAGTACCTGCTCAAAACTCAGGGCATTCACGCAGCCAATAAATATCTGGTTTATACCCTTGGCCGCAGCATCCTGCCGCGTGTAGATGCAGTTAATAAAGCCCATGCAATGAATATCAATGCCACCATGAAATTCATCTCAGAGGCCGATGTTTATCACCAGTTACCAGGCATGAGCGACAAACCGCTACGTCGTTTCACACAGAATATTGCAGGACAATTGAAGGCCATTTATGAAGACCGTTGCGATCAGCTTTTGGCTGAACATGGTGGAGATTACGCGGTACTTCTTCAGTCTGATACGCAGTGCGCTTTGTATCGTGATATTGCAGGAATGTCCCGTGCCTTCAACGTCAGCCCTATGTATTGGACAAAATTCACTAAAGGCAAGCTTGATGCAACGTCTGCCATCGCTAGCATGTCTCGGCTGGTAAATCCCGATTGGTGGTTAAGTCAGTTGAAAGGCCAGCGTACCCGCTGGCGTGAATCCTTGCTGATCGCCATCGGTAAGGTTAGCGGTCATGGTTTTGCGGATCGCCATGAATGACGAGGTGATGTCTTTATGGTTGGTGTCATATTCCAGGCGTCCGGACGTGATGGTGTCTTTGGCTTTCAGTACCATTTTCGTTTTCGTTTCCGGGCTATACCTGATTTCCATCGCGGCGGGGAAGAACTGCCGGACAAGCTGGAAAACGCCCTGACCAATGCCGGTGGCGTCCACACCGATGTATTCCACGCAGTATCGTTTCGTTAACTCCTCAATGCTTTTCGCCTGTGCGGCAAAGTCCATGCCTTTCCACTGGTGACGTTCCAGCACGCGGAATTTGCCCCCGTCCACCAGCGGCGGAGCCACTACGGCACAGCCCGCGCTGTCGCCGGTGTGTGACGGGTCGTAACCAATCCAGACGGCGCGATAGCCAAACGGACGCACGGCGAACGGGCTGAAATCCTGCCATTCCTCCGCGCTTTCCACCATGCAGCGCTGCAGCTCGGCGAACGGGAATACCGACGTCTGGTCGTCAACAAACTCACACATAAACAGGTTGCGGAAGTCTTCCGCGCTGTTTTCCTGTTTCAGTGTGTCGATGTTGAACAGGTTGCAGCCCCCGGCTAACGCATCCTCAATGGTGACGATTTGCCGCCATTGACCATCCTCACAAAGCCGACCTTTCGCCAGGGCGTGATGGCCGATGTCCAGCTCAATCCGGTCGTTCGGGTTTTCCCGGCCCTTGTTAAACAGTTCACCCGACCAGAACGGGTACGCGCCGTGCGTCAGCGCTGACGGCGTGGAGAAATAGGTGGTGCGCAGATGTTCCTGCGACGCCATGCAGCTGGCGACCTTGCGCAGCTTCTGGAAGTTGGGGATCCAAAAGATTTCATCCACGTACAGGTCGCCGTTGTGGCTTTGGGCTGTGTTGGAGTTGGTGCCTAAGAAAATCAGCTTCGCGCCGTTGTTGCCGATCACAATCGGGTACCTGATTAACGTGACCGAGTGGTGGGAAACGAATGACGAACCCGGCACGTTTCGCCTGGATATCGGCGTGCTGGAAACCGGCATCACCGAAGACATGTATTTGGAGATGGAGCGGCTGATTGCCGACGCCAAACCGGCCAGCCGCCATCTGATTGGCCTGACCATCACCCAGGATATCAAAGGCGATGTTTACACCGGCGCGGTGCACTACCTTGGCGAACTGCTGACCGTTTACCCCGCATAAGAGGACGTTATGAGCACATTTAAATCCGTTGTCACCACGCTCGGGCAGGCGCGCATCGCGGCGGCCATTGCGGCGGGGACTGACATCAACATTACGCAGCTTGCCGTCGGTGACGGCAACGGCAAGGCGACTACGCCGGTCGCCACCCAGACCAGGTTGGTTAAAGAGGTGTACCGCACGCCGCTCAACTCCTTAAAGCTCGACCCGACTCATGGCAACTGGGTGATTGCTGAGGCGGTGATTTCTGCGAGCGTTGGCGGCTTCTGGATGCGTGAAATGGGGCTGTTTGCTGACGACGGCACGCTGATTGCCGTCTGTAACATGGCGGACACCTACAAGCCGACTCTGGCGGAAGGTTCCGGCCGCACGCAAACTTTACGTATGGTGATTGCGGTCAGCAATACCGAGGCCATCAGCCTGCTGATTGACGACTCGGTGATTATGGCCACCGAGCAGTATGTGAATGACCTGCTGGCCGCACATGAAAAATCCCGCAACCACCCCGACGGCACGCTGACGGCAAAGGGTTTTGTCCAGCTTAACAGCTCGGTCAGCAGTACCAGCGAAGCGCTGGCCGCCACGCCGAAAGCGGTCAAGGCCGCCAACGACAATGCCAACACCCGCGTACCGTCCACCCGCAAGGTGAACAATAAAGCCCTGAGCGCTGACATTACGCTGACGGCGGCGGACGTGGGGGCGCTGCCTGTCGCGTCCGCCGTGCTCGGCACCGCGAATATCAATACGTTTAATCTGGCAAACATCGGGGTTTACGTGCAGAGCACCGGCGCGAATGCCACCGTCGCCAATGGCTATCCTGCAGGCTCCCAGGCGGCGGGCGTGCTGGAGGTTATCCCCGCGTCCTGGACGGGCGGCGTGCTGCAGCGTTACACCGTGCAAAACACCGGCATGGTGTGGACGCGTGCGCTCAATGCATCCTGGAATGGTACGGACGGCCCCTGGCGTGACTGGGTGCAGGCCAGCGCGGTGAACTCCGTCACGGTGCCTTCGGCCATCCTGACCACCACGGATATTAATACCCTGGGCTTTGCCAGCGGAGCCGGAAGTGCCGCCCTGTACGCGCAGCCTAAAAATGCCAACGCCACGGCGGCGTTGCACTATCCGCAAGGCATCGCAGGCACGCTGTACGTCACGCCAAGCGCCTACGGCTGTCAGCAGATGTACGTCACGTTCACCGGCAATATCTGGAATCGCGGGTTGTCCGCTGACTGGAACGGCGTCGATGGTCCCTGGAAAGAGTGGGTGCCCACGTACAGCGCGAATAACAAACCCACCGCCGCCGACGTGGGCGCGTGGACGGCAGTGCAAAGCGCCGCCAGTGAAAAGGCGCTGTCTGATGAAATTGCGACGGCCTTTAAAATCCGCCCGAATTTAACCGCGACAGATTCACCTAATACATTGCGTGGCTCAGCCATGTTCGGGCATTACGGCGTGCCCGGTGCCGCCGCCGCCACCACGGACAAAGGCTATCCGATGAACGGGTTTGTCGGCGTGATTTTCGTGACCTGGGGACCGAATGCGACGCAGCAAATTGCCTTTAACAATAACGGACGACAGTTTACGCGTGGCGCGTCGGGGGCGTGGAACGGCGTCGATGGTCCGTGGACGGCCTGGAATGAAATTTACTGCCAGGCGAACAAACCGACACCGGCAGACGTGGGCGCGTTACCCGCAAGCGGGACGGCCGTCGCGGCGACCAAACTCGCCACCGCCCGCAAAATTGCCGGTGTGGCATTTGATGGCACATCGGATATCAACCTTAGCGCGGCAAACGTGGGCGCACTGCCTTCAGGCGGCACCGCCGTTGCCGCGACCAAACTCGCCACTGCCCGCAAGATTGCCGGTGTAGCGTTTGATGGCACCCAGGATATCGGGCTGAATGCCGATAATGTGGGCGCATTTCCCCGCGTGGGCGGTGATGTCAACGGTCGCGTCACGGCGAATTATCTCCGGGCGATAACCATCCCGCACCCTGGCGACGGGCAAGGGACCTATTTAGGCTGGAACGAAAGCGGCGGCCAGGGCGAATCCGACTTTGTGAACAACAGAGGCGGCGGCGTGGGTGGCTTTCTTTTCCGCACCGTTAATCAGGCGAATTCCGTACAAACGGGCTTTGTCAGATTTACAGGCACCGGTGACCTGGCGACACAGGGGAGTATTTCCGCCGAAGGTGGGGGGATTTATGAGATGGGGCAGCGCGTTTTCAGCCCCAATAACCGGCAGCTGGTCAACACCAATACCGCCAATCTCGGCGGCGGCTGGTGGCGATGCGGTGACACGGGCATGATTAAGCAGTGGGGCGTCGTCAACAAAGGGAGCCGCGGCTGGTCAACGGTGAATTTCCCCATTCCCTTCCCCAGCACCTGCGTCAACGTTCAGGTGACCGCCATCAATGGCGGCGGCGGGACGTTCAATGACAACTTTGGTACGGCGCAAATTATCAATAACATCGGTTTCACCTGCGGCCAGGACAGCGGCGGCAGCTACTGGGAAGCCACCGGCTGGTAAGGGAAAATAATGAGCAACTATTACAGCGCAGTCACCTCAAGTCTTTATGTTTACAGCCCGCTCACCAACGGTTTTTATCCGCGTGAGTTGCGGGACGTGTACGACGATGCCGGGAGCTGGCCGGATGATGGCATTGCGGTCAGCGATGTTGTTTACCGTGAGTACCAAACCCTCCCGCCGCCAGAGGGTAAAATGCGGATCGCAGGCACGGACGGTCTGCCCGCCTGGGGGGATATTCCGCCGCCGACGGTTGAAGAACGCAAGGCCGAAGCCGTCACGGCCTTGTCCTCGCTGATGGCAAAAGCGAACGCCGCCATTACGCCTTTGCAGGATGCCGTCGATATTGACGATGCCACGGAGGCGGAACGGGTAAGTCTGACCGCCTGGAAAAAATACCGCGTCGCCCTTAACCGGCTGGATTTGTCTGCCGCGCCGGATATTACCTGGCCTGAAATCCCCGCTTAATTCATGCCCCGAAAGGGGCTTTATCTTGTCAGGATTAGAGTAAACCAGGTTTAAAATCATGCCTATGGCCGGAGGGACCAGGGTTCTGTCGTACCAACAACGGATACCACGCAATTATTATTCATTGCACTGATGACGCCTTCTGATATTTCAGCGTTGTATAGCCATCTTGATGAATTGAATTGCGTCCCCTCTTCAAGAATAAAACCCAGAATGACAACTTTAAAATTTAAAGCCGGGTAATTATTAGAAAAAGCCTCAAGCCTGTTATTTATTAAATCCGGTCTGGAGGGATCACCCGACGCACTGCCTACAACCTGCAACAAGGTCTGCTTTGTATATGCTGCGATGCTCAGGCAAATTTCTGTTTCTGAGGGTTCATGCACCCAGCACACAGACATATCAAAAAGGCCATACTGCTGGGTGTGTCGCTTAAGGTTTTCTATCAGACTGCCGGAGTTATGATAATCACAGAAAAGATGATGAAGGTGTTCAGACTTAAGCGTGGACTTTAAGTTCTGAAAGGCATTGCCCCCTCGGGAAAGCACGGTAACTAAATTGCCATTTGATATCAGATAGTGAACAACGCCAGATAACATGCCCGTGCCGCCGACTACAAGATAATGAGTCGCCATCTTTAACTCCTTAAATAAATATCTAAATTTAGTAAGGCAAAAAACTTCGAGACAAACGGCTACATTACACAATCAGGCATAATCTAAAAACACCTGTTTGTTGAGGATAATTTTTACAAGTATGCAGTAAGTTATTTTTCATCCTTCTAAACTTTCAGGGCATTGATATCTTTTAATCCCCCGTTGTGCCATTCCTCACACACCCCGCCCGCCGTGCCTGCGCCGATACAACCAGCGATGATTGATTGGCTTATTAATCACAGGAAAAACACCATGGCTGATTATCATCACGGTGTGCGCGTTGTTGAAATCAATGACGGCACCCGCGTTATCTCCACCGTTTCCACCGCCATCATCGGGATGGTCTGCACCGCAGAGGATGCGGACGCGGCGACCTTCCCGCTGGATACGCCGGTACTCATTACCAACGTACTGACCGCCGCAGGCAAGGCCGGTAAAACCGGCACGCTGCGCGCCTCCCTGATGGCGATTGCCAACCAGGCTAAGCCGGTTGTGGTCGTGGTACGCGTCGCACAAGGCGAAACCGAAGCGGAAACCACCTCCAACATCATCGGCGGCATGGACGACACCGGCATGTATACCGGCATGAAAGCCCTGTTGTCTGCCCAGACTGAACTCGGCGTAAAGCCGCGCATTCTCGGTGTGCCGGGACTGGATAATCAGGAGGTCGCCACGGCACTCGCTGCCGTCTGTCAGCAGCTCCGCGCCTTTGGCTACGTCAGCGCATACGGCTGCAAAACGGTCTCTGATGCCATCAAGTACCGTGAGAATTTCAGCCAGCGTGAGCTGATGGTGGTCTGGCCGGATTTTGTGGCCTGGAACACCACCACCAACGCCAGCGACATCGCGCCCGCGACGGCTTACGCCCTCGGCCTGCGTGCCAAAATCGACGCGGAAACCGGCTGGCATAAAACGCTTTCCAACGTCGGGATCAACGGCGTCACCGGCCTGTCCGCCAGCGTGTACTGGGATTTGCAGACCCCCGGCACCGATGCCGACCTGCTGAACCAGGCGTGCGTCACCACCCTTATCCGCAAAGACGGCTTTAAGTTCTGGGGGCAGCGCACCTGCTCGGACGATCCGCTGTTCCTGTTTGAGAACTACACCCGCACCGCGCAGGTGCTGGCGGACACGATGGCGGAAGCGCACCTGTGGGCGATGGACCGGCCAATGACCCCGACGCTTATCAAGGACATGATTGCGGGCATTAACGCCAAACTGCGCGAAATGAAAACCGCCGGTCTGATCATTGACGGCACCTGCTGGTATGACGCGGAAGCGAACACCGTTGAGACCCTTAAGGCGGGCAAGCTGTTCATTGATTACGACTATACGCCGGTGCCGCCGCTGGAAGATTTAACCCTGCGTCAGCGCATCACCGATCAATACCTGGCGACGTTCGCCACGGCCATCAACAGCTAAGAGGCGCTAAAACATGGCACTGCCTAAGAAACTGAAATACCTGAACCTGTTTAACGATGGGAACAGCTACCTCGGCACGGTCAGCGCGCTGACGCTGCCGAAGCTGACCCGCAAGCTGGAGAACTATCGCGGCGGCGGCATGACCGGTTCCGCCGCCATTGATTTCGGTCTGGACGACGATGCGCTGAGCTTTGAATGGACGGTGGGCGGACTGGATGAATTGGTGTTGCAGCAGTGGGGCGCGGTGGATGCCGTGCCACTGCGCTTTGCCGGTTCCTTCCAGCGCGACGACACCGGCAACACCTCCGCCGTGGAAGTCACGATGCGCGGACGTCACAAGGAAATGGATTTTGGCGAGTACAAGCAGGGTGAAGACACCGAAACCAAAATCACCACCCAGTGCACCTATTTCAAACTCACGATTGACGGCAAAGACATGATTGAAGTCGATACCGTGAACATGGTGGAAATCGTCGGCGGTGTTGACCGCGTGGCACAGCACCGCAAAAACATCGGCCTGTAACCTGTAACCCGCGCCGGACACCGGCGCGAAACCTCACCTTTGAAGAAGAGACACCGCTATGTCAGAACACAATGAAAACATCGTTATCCTGGAAGAACCGATCAAACGTGGCGACACCCTGATCACTCAGATTGAAATCATCAAGCCGAACGCCGGACACCTGCGCGGGATTGGCCTGGCGGCGCTGGCGAATGCCGACGTTGACGCGCTGACCGTCATTCTGCCGCGCATTACCGTACCGAACCTCACCGCCCAGGACTGCAAAAGCCTGAACCTGCCCGACCTGATTGCCATGGCGGGCAAGGTGATCGGTTTTTTATCGCCGAAGTCGGAACAGTAAAACTTCCCCCTACCCTGACCGTTGATGACCTGATGGCGGACGTGGCGGTGATTTTTCACTGGCCGCCGTCAGAACTGAACCCGATGACGCTGACCGAGCTGCTGGTGTGGCGTCATAAGGCCATGCAGCGCAGCGGAGCCACCGACAGTGAGTAACTTAAAAGTAGAGGTGCTGTTAAAGGCGGTTGACCAGGCGACCCGCCCGTTTAAAGCGGTGCAGAACGCCAGTAAGGCGCTGGCCGGAGAGATTAAAAATTCGCAGACCACCCTCAAAGACCTGAACGCCCAGGCCGGAAAGATTGACGGCTTCCGCAAAACCAGCGCGCAACTCGCCGTCACCGGTCAGAAGCTCAACGCCGCCAAGGCGGAAGCGGCGGCGCTGGCGATTCAGTTCAGAAACACCGCCAGCCCGACCCGCGCACAGGCGCAGGCCATGGAGTCCGCGAAGCGTACCGCCGCGCAGTTGCAGACCCAGTTCAACGGGCTGCGCCAATCGGTGCAGCGTCAGCGCACGGAACTTACCCAGGCGGGCATCAGCACGCGCACGCTGTCTGACTCTGAGCGCCGCCTGAAAACCTCCATCAGTGAAACCACCGCGCAGCTCAACCGGCAGCGCGAATCCCTGGCACGGGTGAGCGCGCAGCAGGCCAAACTCAACGCGGTGAAAGGCCGGTATCAGGCCGGTAAACAACTGGCCGGCAGCGTGACCGGTGCGGGTGCGGCCGGTGTCGGGATTGCGACGGCGGGCACGGCGGCGGGTGTCGGGCTGCTGATGCCCGGATTTAACTTTGCGCAGAAAAACTCAGAATTGCAGGCAACGCTGGGGTTAGAAAAAGACTCCGCCGATATGACCGCCCTGCGCACCCAGGCGCGGCAGCTCGGCGACAACACCGCCGCCTCTGCCGATGATGCCGCCGCCGCGCAAATCATCGTGGCGAAATCCGGCGCGGACAAAGATGGGATTCTGGCGGCGACGCCGACCATCCTGAATCTGTCCCTGGCAAACAAGCGCACCATGGAGGAAAACGCCACGCTGCTGATGGGCGTGAAGTCCGCGTTTGGCATGACCAATGACACCGTGTCACACATCGGCGACGTGCTTTCATCGGCCATGAATAAGTCTGCCGCCACCTTTGAGGGGCTGTCTGACACCATGACCTATGCCGCGCCGGTGGCAAGGCAGGCCGGTATCAGCGTCGAAGAAACGGCGTCCATGGCCGCTGCCCTGGCGGATGCCAAAATCACCGGCTCGATGGCGGGCACCGGTGCGCGTGCGGTCATTACCCGCCTGCAGGCACCGACGGGCACCGCCGCTGCCGCGCTCGGTGAGCTGAAGGTGAAAACGGCGGACAGCAAAGGCAACATGCGCCCGCTGTTTGTCATCCTGAAAGAAATGCAAAAGAGTTTTGCGAAAAACAAGCTCGGCGATGCGCAGCGTGCGCAGTACATGAAAGCCATCTTTGGTGAAGAGGCCAGCTCGTCGGCGATGGTGCTGATGGACGGCGCAACGTCGGGCAAGCTCGACAAGCTTACCCAGGCGTTCAAAACCTCGGACGGCAAAACCGAGGCGCTGGTGGCCATCATGCAGGACAACCTCGGCGGCGACTTTAAGGAATTTCAGTCCGCCTATGAGGCGGTCGGCACAGACCTGTTTGACCAGCAGGATTCGTCACTGCGCAAACTGGTGCAGACCGCCACCGGCTACGTGCTGAAACTGGATAAATGGGTGGTGAACAATAAAGCCCTGGCGGACACGCTCGGCAAGGTGGCGGGCGGTGCGCTGCTGATTATCGGTGCGCTGGGCGTGTTTGGCCTGGTGGCCGGTCCCGTTATCAGCGGGATTAATCTGATTGTCGCCGCTGCGGGGATGCTCTGGACCCTCCTCGGCACGGTGGGCGGCGCGATTGCGACGGTGATCGGTGGGCTGACGTGGCCGATTGTTGCCGTCGGTGTCGCCATTGTCGCCGGTGCGCTGCTTATCCGTAAATACTGGGAGCCGATCAGCGCCTTCTTTGCGGGCGTCATTGAAGGGTTGGGGGTGGCATTCGAACCGGTAAAAGAGATGTTTGCCCCGCTTAAGCCGGTGTTTGACTGGCTTGGGGACAGGCTCAAGGTCTTGTGGCAGTGGTTTAAAGACCTGATCCAACCGGTGAAATCCACACAGGAAACGCTGAACAGTTGTAAAGATGCGGGGGTGTCGTTTGGTCGCCTGGTCGCTAACGCACTGACCGCACCGCTGCAGGTGGCTAATAAGCTGCGTAGCAGTGTGGTCTGGCTGCTGGAAAAGCTCGGCATCATCAAGGATGAATCCGCAGACATTGATAAAACGGCGGATAAGGCTGACCGGCGTTCCAAGCAATCCGGCGACGGGGATCCGCAAGCGCATCCGCTAGATAATCCCGCCCCCCTCACCCCGCCGCCGGGTGGCCTGCTGGGTGGCGGTTATTCGCCGGTTTCCGTCGGCGGCGGGCGCAGCTATATCGACCGCAGCACGCACCATTACACCATTGCCGCCGGTGCCGGTTTAGGCGTCCAGGACACCAGCCGCCAGATCCGCGCCGAGCTGGAAGCCCGTGACCGCGCCCGCGCCGCCCGGCAACGTTCCCGCATGGATAATGATTAAGGAGATGTCCGCATGATGTTAACCCTCGGACTGTTTGTGTTTCAGTTGCAGACCGTCCCTTACCAAAGTTTGCAACGTGATGTCGATTACCGCTGGCCTGCGAATAACCGCGTCGGCCTGCGTCCGCTGCCGCAGTTTCTCGGCGTGAATGAGGAGAAAATTACCCTGTCCGGCGTGCTGATGCCAGAAATCACCGGCGGAAAGTTGTCACTGATGGCACTGAACCTGATGGCCGACGAGGGCAAGGCGTGGCCGTTGCTCGAAGGCAGCGGCACCATTTACGGGATGTTCGTGGTGAACAGCGTCAGCGAAACCCACACGGAATTCTTCTCCGACGGCTCGCCGCGAAAGATAGAGTTTACGCTGACGCTGACCCGCGTGGATGAATCCCTGGCGGCCATGTTCGGCGACATGAAAGCCCAGGCCGACGGACTGCTCAACCAGGCCGGAGGTTTAACCGGCCAACTGGGAGGCTTGTTGTGATTACGGATATGACCATCGGTGCCGGTGCGCAGTTTGCGCCGGACTTTACGGTGACCGTCGGCGGTAAGGACATCACTCAGGATGTGAGTAACCGGCTGATTTCGCTGACGCTGACGGATAACCGCGGCTTTGAGGCTGACCAGCTCGATATCGAACTGAGCGATACCGACGGCCTGCTGGAGATGCCGCCACGCGGCGCGGTGATAAATATCGCGCTCGGCTGGAAAGGCCAGGCACTGACGAACAAAGGCGATTTTACCGTGGATGAGGTGGAGCATCGCGGCACGCCGGACACGCTGACTATCCGCGCCCGCAGCGCGGACTATCGCGGCAGCCTGAATTCCCGCCGCGACAACTCTTATCACGACACGACGCTGGAGGCGGTGGTGTCGGCAGTCGCGGCGCGCAACAACCTCAAGCCCGCCGTTGCCGAGCCGTTCAGGGGCGTACCGGTGTCGCACATCGACCAGACGCAGGAAACGGACGCGAAATTTATCACGCGCCTGGCGGAGCTGAACGGCGCAGTTGTTGCCATCAAGGCCGGTAATTTGCTGTTTATCAAACCTGGTGCGGCAAAGACGGCCAGCGGGAAGCCTATTCCGCAGATGACGATTGTGCGCAGCGACGGCGACGGGCACACGTTCAATATTGCTGACCGTGGAGCCTATACCGGCGTTTCGGCAAGCTGGCTGCATACCAAAGACCCGAAGCCGAAAAAGGTGAAAGTGCAGCGGAAACCGAAAGTGCAGTACCTGCGCGCCCTGCAACATCCGAAGGCAAAGAAGACCAGCGCGAAGGTGCAGAAAACGCCGGAAGCGAAGGAAGGGGATTACCTGGCGGGCAGTGATGAAAACGTGTTTGCCCTCACCACCATCTATGCCACGCAAAAGGCCGCCATGCGGGCAGCCCAGGCGAAGTGGGACAAACTCCAGCGCGGCGTCGCGGAGTTCTCGATCTCCCTGGCTCGCGGACGGGCTGATTTATTCCCTGAGACGCCGGTGGCGGTGTCCGGCTTTAAATCCGTGATCGACGCGCAGCCGTGGATAATCAGCAAGGTGACGCACAGCCTGGGCGGCAGTGGATTTGTGACGACGTTGAATCTGGAGGTCTTGCTGTCGGATGTGAGTTATGAGGCGAGCGGGGACGATAGCTTGTGAATGATTGATGCCAAGCTTCATGATTAGCGCATAAAACATGCCTAAAAACAGTAGTATATCCAAAACACCACTGGGAAGAGTGCGTATACAAGAAGGCCAACACACACGGCCTTCATAAACCAACGGGCACGACGCCAGATATAGCGTTCCCTTTCGTTAGCGTCACGGATCGCGCTTTGTATATCGTCCTGATTTGTCATCTCGTCTGCCTTGGGGGTTTTGTCACCTGTTATGTAAAACACTGTAATCCCGGATGTATGTTTTCAGCAATAACATACAATGATTGCATATGATTAAAATGATTACATGGTGATTGTTATGATGCACTGCCCAAAATGCCAGCACGCCGCCCACGCCCGCTCCAGCCGTTATCTGAGCATCAACACCAAAGAACGCTATCACCAGTGTCAGAACATTAATTGCAGTTGCACGTTCAAAACGCATGAGTCGATTGCTGACATCATTGTTGAGCCAGGAACGGTTCATGCTGTTCAATTGCACCCAGATAAGCATCAGCAGCAATCTTTGCAGATGCACTAAAGAAAAGCCCCGAATAAACGGGGCTTTTTTTGTCGATGTGGTCAATGCGTGGACGTTGAAATTAAAAAATCCATTTAATTCATATAATTAACATCGTTTTCAAAGGCACAAAAATGTGCCTTTTTTAGTGCCTTTTTATTACTCAGCGCCGTTCAACAGTATCTGAACCTGTCAGTCTGATGTTCTCAATTGTCGACGGAGATATAAGCACGCACCAGAATAGCGCATCGTTGCTTCTGCCCCTGATCCGGAGGTTTTGACCGCAAAAAGCGTCTCCGGCGCGCCCCGGCGTTCTGCCAATAACTGCGGGTTGACTAAAAGCTCAGTCACGGAGAATCGACGCCTGTCGGTGTTCAACGCAGGGAGAGGAGATTAGTATCACTTGTATCTGTCCAGAAAATCTAATCATAAACAAAGCCCTGAGTAAGTATTACGAAACAAAAATGAGTTTAAATGACACCGGATGCCAGACAAGCGACCAAATAATGTGTAAATAAGAACAATGTCTTGTTCTCTCAGCACATGGGGAGTCAGAAACATTAGCGTATGAGCTTTTTCCAATTCCTGGCCTGTTCTTTTCGCTACCCCTGCCGATTTTTATTTCAGCCGCATCAAGAAGCAGTCAGCAAGGTATTCAATAAAAATTCATATGGCATGCTTACTAGGAAATGTCTTAGCCATAATTTATATTATAAAACCCATCCCCTGTTCAGATAAGGGTTGTATATAGAAATTCAAAATAAGAACAATCTTGGTAAAAGGAGTCATTACTAAAAACTAACAGAACCCCCACATATTCACTTACGGTTTGCAAGAAAAATCCCCTTGCTAATTTCAAAAGAAATTATGTAAAGTACACTCGAGATAAAGAGTAGTAATTAAGATAATAAAATCAAATAAATAACATTAAGCAAGAATTCATACACAGCAAAAGTCAGTCCGAGAGGTTTACGTGAAAAGTAATCATGTTGATGAGCATGCTACATGCGGATTCTGTGATAGTAAATTAAAGGAAAACAGTACCCTATGTCCTTATTGTGGTGCTGAAATAATCATGGCCTATATTGACAGACCTACGAGGAAGTTAATTTTATATTTGCGGATCATCTTGATTTTTATTTCAGCTCTTTTAATCCTGTTACTCTACCAAAACTATAACTTTGTTAATCTATCTGTCATTTTAGCGATACCTTTATTCTTACTTGCCTGGGTTATGCCATGGTTATTTTTCAGAATAAAAAATAAGGATAACTATATTTGGAGGAAAAAGAACCCGCTGATTTAG